TGACATGAAAACCACTGACTTTCACGATCTATATGGTGAAGCGATTGAAAAGACATACTTGCCACCAGTTAGAGTCTATGCGCTTGTAGAATTCACTGAATTCTCAACGACATACTTAGCAGCCGGCGGAATCGATAAAACGTGGGAGATTAATATACACTTTCATAAGAGAAGATTAGAAGAAGACCAAGATATGTATGTTCGTGAAGGCGACTTTGTTTTGTACGGAGATTATTATTACGAGATAGTTAAACTAACCGAAGACACTAAACTTTTCGGTCAAGTCCATCACGGATTTGAAATTTCTGCTAGATGTAGAAGAGCAAGAAAGGGACTTTTTGATGCTACCTGATAACTTTGACTTTGCAATGCTCCCCGAGGGAGTGACTAAAACAACCTTAAAAGAAATAGGTATGTTAGCTTCAGACATAGAAAATATTGATTATTCAATAACATCTTGGCTGAAAGAAGACTTAAAGCTGTCTGCACACTCAAACGAGGGTTTTAAAGAGGTGCCGGTTTTGTGGCAGTCGCCTGAAAGATCCTTTCAAATTAAAAATGATGTAGGATTGCGTGATGATGGCGGTTCTCTTAGGTTACCATTTTTAAGTATTGAAAGAACTGGGATCATGAAGGATCCAACCCGCAAAGGAGGCTTCCAAGCACAAATATTTTCAGATAAGAAAGATGGAAGAACCGGAAGACTCGTCATCGCCAAGAGAATAGTTCCTGATCAAACAAGAAAATTCGCTGTTGCTTCCGGAACCCGCACAACACTGAGTGACGCCGAACGCCAGAGTTGGTACCCAAGAATAAATAAGAAAATTGTAATTCAAACATTATCTATTCCAATACCGGTATATGTCAACATAGAGTACAAGATTACTATTAAAACAGAGTATCAACAGCAGATGAATGAGCTATTGACTGTTTTTATGGTGCGACCGGGCCAAATCAACTCTTTTATATTAAAACGAAACGGCCATATGTATGAAGCGTTTATCGATCAAAACTTTTCACACTCTAACAACGTGGCAGATATGCAGGAAGACACTCGCCTATTCACAAGCGAGTTCACTATTCGAATTCTAGGATACTTGATAGGTGAGGGTCCAAATGACGACCGCCAACTTGTTGAAATCAAAGAGAACGCGGTGACATTGACGTTCCCAAGAGAAACAGAAGAGAGCGCCAACCCGGGCGCCGACCATATCGTAAAATAGGCCAAAAAAGCAGTAAAAAAAACAACTTCCTGATTTGGAAGGCGATTTGTGGCAATAGTTCAGGATTTTTAAAGACTTTTGAATTTGGAAATACTATTTAATGATGATTGCGGCATTATATTAGGCCAAGAAATCCCCAGCTATAAGGAAGGAAATAACCATGGCAGTTACAGATTTTAAGTTCGTGTCCCCAGGAGTATTCATCCACGAGATAGATAACTCCTTTAATCCAAAAAAGGCCGATTCTATCGGACCAGTAATAATTGGCCGCTCCCGTCGCGGCTTAGGGATGCAACCTGTTAAGGTTCAGTCATATTCACAATTTGTGGAGATGTTTGGAGACACAGTACCAGGATTTGGTGGTGGAGATATTTACCGTGATGGTAACGACATGCAGGCACCGATGTACGGAACATATGCTGCTAAAGCCTTTCTAAGAGCAAACGTCGCACCCCTTACTTATATACGACTGTTGGGACAAGAAGATTCTTCCGCAACCGCCGGCGCCGGCCAAGCCGGCTGGAAAACCGACAATGCTCTGGGTTCCACCGGTGGAGCTATCGGCCTTTGGGTATTCCCCTCTGGCGCCGCCAGCCCAGGTGCCGCCCAGGTTTCCTTTACGGGGTCATCCGCCGGCCAACTTGCCGCGGTTTGGTATTTGGACAGCGGTACTATCATGCTTTCCGGAAGTCTATATAGCACAGCATCAAGCGCCGGCAACGTTTTATCTGCTGGTGCTTTGGTTAACTCGGACGCGAACGGAGAGTTCAAGGTTCAGGTTGTTAACACAAACACTTCCAAGACCGAACTTATCACCTTTGGGTTCGATGATAGTAAAGAATCCTTTCTTAGAAAGAAATTCAACACTAACCCCCAATTGCGCTATGGAGGAGACTTCTACGCTAGTACCTCAGAGAAGGATTACTGGCTTGGTGAGTCTTATGAACAAGAACTAAGAGATGCAGGCCTTACCTCCGGTAACCTTGTAGGTCTGATCGCCGGTATCGCTTTAAGCGGTTCACATACAGCGACTGCCCCCAACCTAATGAAAGGCCAGAGCACTCGCGAAGCAGTCGCAGGGTGGTTTATCGGTCAAGATATAGGCACCGCTGGAGACTTCAACCCCGCAAACACACAAAAACTCTTTCGAATACTTGGTCGTGGACATGGAGAGTGGCTGCAGAGAAACTGCAAGGTTTCGATCACGAAAATCAGGCGCTCAACCACAACGGCAACAGACTATGGAACATTCTCATTAGTTATCAGGAAGCTTACAGATACAGACAACGCAGTACAAATTATGGAGAGATTCGATAATCTAACCTTAGACCCAACATCTCCAAACTTTATTGCTAAGAAAGTGGGAACTGTATACTTGGAGTGGGATGCAACTGAAAAGAGGCTTAAGACATACGGCGAATATCCCAACTTCTCTAAGTTTATTAGAATTGAGATGAACGCTGACGTCGAAGCCGGAGCATCCGACGCGACATTACTTCCGTTCGGCTATTATGGCCCACCGAAGCCCACAAACTTCACTCTTACCGGCTCAACCGGTGGCGCCCGATCTGGTGCAGAAGCAAGTAAGTTTGCTGTTCTTGGGGAAGAAGTCCCAGGATGGTGGACAACAGATACCTGTAATATGGTGGTTTCATCCGCCGCTGGAACGGCTATAGGCCTAGGCGCACTTACTTGTTCTCTTAACTTTCCATCCGTCAGGCTACGCAACTCCGCGTCTGATGGCGGACTTAGTGACGCAACGAGAGCAGCATTTGGAATGCAAACAACACGAGAATCTGGTAGCACCCGCGCTGATTTAAGCTGCGCCGACCCACACAGGTTGCCATATGCAGGATTCGCTAGCGATCCGATCGGAACAACAGTACCTGGATATGATAGCTACTCGTATATTTTCACAATGGATAACGTTGTATCATCCTCGGCTACTAACTACTTCTACAGTTCAGGATCAAGAACCCGCGGCGACAGCACCAGTGCAGCCCGTTCTTATAGACACCTACTGGACGCTGGATATGATTCCTTTACCGCACCATTCTGGGGTGGTTTTGATGGCTTCGACATCCGCGTACCGGATCCGATGTATAACACAGCAATGCCGGTTAGCCCGTCCGATACTAACAGTAGTATTTACTACACTTGGAAGAAAGCGATCGATACGGTTGCAGATCCAGAATTCATAAATATGAACTTGATGGCCGCACCGGGTTTGACAAACACAACTTTAACGAAACACATGGTTAGCGTGTGTGAAGATCGCGCAGACGCATTGGCCCTTATCGACCTACCGAGCGTATATCTTCCTCCGCACGAACAATACAAGTCGGACAAGAAAGACCGTATTGGAACAACTCCAGTTACGGCTGCTAATGACCTTAGAGCAAGAGGGATTGACTCCAGTTACGGCTGCTGCTTCTATCCGTGGGTACAAACCCGAGATGACCAAACCGGTCAGCTAGTCTGGATCCCGCCATCTGTAGCTATGATGGGAGTTCTGGCCAGTTCAGAGAAAAAATCAAAACTATGGTTTGCTCCGGCCGGCTTCAATCGCGGTGGTTTAACAGAGGGAGCAGCAGGCATCCCAGTTATGAATATCACAGAGCGGTTGACATCTAAGAACAGAGATGACTTGTACACTGCGAATATCAACCCCATCGCTTCGTTCCCCTCTACCGGGATCGTAGTATTCGGACAGAAAACACTTCAACAGCGCTCTTCTGCATTAGACAGAATCAACGTTCGCAGGTTGGTGATATATCTTAAGAAGCAGATTTCGATTATCTCGTCACAGATTCTCTTCGAGCAGAACGTGCAACAAACATGGACCAGGTTTAAGGGTCTTACTGAGCCGTTCTTGGCAAATGTTATGACACAGTTTGGTATTACAAACTATAGCCTAATACTGGATGACACCACAACAACTGAAGATCTTGTGGATCAAAACGTACTATACGCTAAAATCATGATTATGCCGGCACGAGCAATAGAATATATCGCGATTGACTTCGTGATCACTAATACCGGCGCATCTTTCAGTGACTAAAAAGATTAACAGACTATTTACAGTAGAGCATATTTAACAGGAGAACTCAACAAATGACATTCTGGGCAACAAACTTCAGTGCAGACGCAACATTAAAAGATCCAAAAAGGAAATTTAGATTTCTAGTAACTTTGGGTGGCCTAAATTCAGATGGTGGGCAACTATGGTATGCGAAAACAGCTAATAAACCATCCTTTGCAATTGCAGCTGCCGAGCACAAATATCTAAACCATACTTTTTATTATCCTGGTTCAGTAACTTGGAATGACGTTGTGATTACACTAGTCGATCCGGTCAAGCCAGATTCAACTGCTACTTTAGCAGGTATTGTACAGGCTGCAGGATACAAGCCACCAACATCCCCCACATCTACCACCACGATGTCTAAGGCATCAGCGGCCAATGCAATGGGAACAGTTACAGTACAGCAGATTGCTGGTGATGGTTCAGTTTTAGAGACGTGGACACTATGGAATGCCTTTGTCATTGATCTTAAATTTGGTGATCTAGAGTACGGTGGAGACGACTTGACAGAGTTGTCCATGACACTTAAGTACGACTGGGCCCAGCTAGAAGTAGCCACTGAAGGCTCCGATGCCACGGCTGACACTGGTAAAAAGTTCTTCGCAGTTAATTCATAACATAATATAAGAGGTGTATATTGTCGAGAAATAAAGGACGCGTTGGGTCCAAAGATGCAGCTGGAGCAGTAGCTCCCCAACATGTAATCCGCAATAGTGACGCAGGCGCTTCACTATCATTTGTAGTACCAACAGAGTTTGTTGATCTACCATCTGAAGGAAAATACTACCCGGAAGGTCATCCCTTGTGTGGTAAGGATTGCATCGAACTAAAACAGATGACCGCCAGAGAGGAAGACATATTAAGTTCGCGCACGCTTCTTAAAAAGGGTGTTGCGCTAGACAGGGTTATAGAAAGTATAATAATAGACAAGTCGATCGATCCGAATTCACTATTGATCGGCGATAGAAACGCAATTATTATAGCTACGAGGGTATCTGGATATGGTCCGGAATACGCTACTAAAGTAACATGTCCAGAATGTGAGGTGTCTTCTAAATACGCGTTTGACTTGAGAGAGGCCAATATTTATAGTGGAGACGACTCCGATAAATTAGAATTGGTCGACCACGAAGACGGCACGTTTACCACCGTGCTACCTAAAACGCAGTTATCAGTCAGATATCGGCTAATGGTTGGACACGATGAGCAAGGGCTTGTCAGCGCCGCCAAAACGTCCCGAAAGCGAAAAGGGCCAGAACATGCTATAACTAAGCAACTGTTAAATATGATCATATCGGTCAATGAAGATGACAGCCCTGAAGCCTTACAATACCTAGTTAATAACATTCCATCTATGGATTCACGCCATTTGCGTATGGCATACAAACTAACAGCCCCTAATGTTGACCTAACACAGCTTTACGAATGTGAAGAGTGTGGTTTTGCCCAGGATATGGAGGTTCCGTTGGGCGCGGAGTTTTTTTGGCCTGACAGGTGATTACATGGAAAGTGTTTATGAACAGTTCTTCTTTATGAAGTATTCAGGAGGCTGGTCATTCACAGAAG